GAAATTACATTTCTTACACGCAGCTACGAGATTGTCCACCGTGTCCGCGTTCTGATCGATCAACTTCGATCGCGGCACGATGTGATCAACTGTGTCGGCATATCCTCCACAGTAGAAGCAAACGTTCTGATCGCGCTTCAATACCTGCGCTCTTAGTCGTCTCCATTGAGACGTTGATCCCTTGTTGCTTAAGCTGCTGGTCATTAGTGCCAGCCTACTCGCACTAAGTGACGAAGAGCTGCACACGGTGAGCCATCGTATCGATGCTTTAAGTAGCGTAGGTGCGCTTTAATCTGCTTCCTAGGTGATAGGTCTCGATACCATGTTGATCTCATCTGACCTAGTCCGTAGTGTGACCCATTCTTAGCCTTGTAATTCCAACTACTCTCTCGATGGATGAGTTCTACATAACACTCGAACTCAGTCCAATTCTTTATCTCATTATGAGCATATAACTTTAAGTTCATTGAATGGTTTTTCCATCCATAACTCTCTTTAAGGCTAAATTGGAAACTGATTAAGAACGCTAACAGCGTGATGAATAGAGCCCGCCCAGACGCTACTGCCCCTGCTCGGGCTCTGACCCCGCAGGCTGGCAGGCTAAGCGTATCATGCCAGTCAAATCCATTTACATAACCGCAGGTCAGACGGCGTGTCGTCATCTCACTCTTCCAAGATTGCTCTTCTTGAGGGCTGTTGTAGCGATCTCACCTTTTGCAAATAAAGCCACCGGCATAAAGATCCCGCGCTTCTCGCCGGATAAATGCACAAACTGGATTCGGCTGGTGAGGGCCACAATGGCGTCAGATTCCTCCCAAAGCCTGATGAATCCATTACTACGACTCATCTGTACCAACATGATCCCATTGCCGTGTTCTAGCCATTTTTCGATCCATGGTTTGGGTTGGCTATACGGTGGATTGCACCAGATAAGGCCCTCCCAAGGCTGTAAAAGTCCATCTATCTTAAGATGATAATGCTTCTTCGCAGGTATCCACGGAATGCCATCTATAGGAGCACAAACATCGGTATCAAAAGTCAAACCAAGGGCTTCAAACACCCATGGCGGTGTGTAATAATCATCATTCTTGGAATATTGCTTGTGATTTCGGCCCTTCACGCAGCCACATCCTTCGGATAGCACCGTTCGCATATCTCACGGTTATAAACATATACGCCACACATCATGCACCTAGTCACCTGTTTATCGCTGGCCATATCCGCTCGCTTTCAGTAAATAGAGAAGATCATCAGCCGTAAGAATGGCTACCCAATCTCCGACTGATTCCTTGCCTTGCTTGTCGAGTCTGAGGATCCCTATGCCTAGTCCGGTCTCGCCTCTGCGTCGCTTGATTTGAGCCATAGTCTCGCTAATGACCAATCCTCGTCGAGCCTTGATCTCCCAATCCACGCCGTCGATACCCAGAATATCGCTGCCACTTGCAGCCATAGACGTAACATGAGCGGTCTTGAATCCGTGACGTACCAGATAATCCGCAAAAATCTTCTCAGTCTCCCGACCACGTTGTCTCCTTGATGCGTTGCTCATAATTCACCATAACGAGCCTTCTCGAAGCATTGAGGACATGCCCAGTTGTAATCAAGCGCGTCACGCTCATCCATGATCACTTTCCGCGCTGCATATGAGATTAATGGCGTCTTGCACCAATCGCATTTCACCGGTGACGTGTTTCGATCGCCGTGATACTCCAATGGGCTCACCATCCGGCAGCTCTTTCCTCGAATACCCATTGACCATTGTTGCCTTGCTTAGCCCATCGAGCCTCGCATTGATTGGCTTTTGACTTCTCGACACAGACGTAACCGTGATACGGCTTTCCTGCCTTCGATGTGCCTTCTTTGAGCAACATGGCTCCATGCTTGCATTCGAGTCCTACGACCTGCGCTCCGAATGCCTTAGCGATGTCTGTTGTGTCTTGGAATGCCTTAGTCTCGACTTCATCTTCCCAGACGACGGTCTGTGGCTCGTTCGGAATCTCTTTGACCGGTTGTTCGATGACTTGCTTTGCTTCTAACCGTTGGACTTTCGCCATTTCTTCGCGACTTGCTCGTTTACCCTTTGGAGCGTAGCCAGCGTTAGCCAACGCTCGTCCGATAGCAGACGTTTCAGCGTTTTCAAGAGCCGAAGTTGCATTGACGCCTCGATCAGAAACAATTTCTTCCGCCAGACCGGTGCTGAAAGGCTTGGGATCCGTGTCCACCCGATACAGTCGAGCAGCCACAATAAACCGATTACCTTCGTGTGCGACCAACTCCGTTTCAATCCGCCCCGGCGGAAAATCGTTCCAAAACTTCGCCAGACGATCTTCAACCGGCTCATAATCATTTAAGTTCCATCCCATGTAACTGTTCTCCTTGTAATGCGTAGTCGAGTTGTTCTCTGAACGTCCAAGTATTGCCCTGAGCGTCCATCTGAGCCTCGTTAGCGCATGGCTGGCAGTAGTGCTTCGTCCTGCCTTTGCGTTCCTGAGTCTCGCTTATGACGATCCAGCGAGCCGGAGTCATAGCCCTAGTGTGCCACTCCTGACCGACTTTGCCCCATCTCACCTTGCAGATGTCGCACCACACGTTCCGGTCGTGGTTTGCTTTAATAGGCATCGAATTCCTCGGGATCGATGGTGGCAAGCATGGCAGCCAATGAAAGGTAAGCGACTCCGTCAACGTAACCGTCTCGACCTCGATGACCCGGTGTTTCAGCGAGTCGGCTGATCTTGACCAATGCCATACAGATCGCAGCTTGATCCGGTGTAATTGGGATACCGAGATAAGCAGACCATAAATCGGCGATGCGTCGATGGTTGATATATGGATGACCATAGACCGAACCTCTTGACGCTCGAATGACGTTAGCCTCATCGAGAATGCTTTGCGGATTGATTGTTTTCGGCGAATCGCTTTCCATCTTTCCAGCCTTTCCAATAAACGTTTTCATGAATTGCGGTGTAGAGCAGACCCAGAACAGGAATGCTGATAAGTGCGACGATGTAATAGATTGCTAATGGATCGAAGCCAATGGCGGTCATGCTTTGACCGCCGCAATATTCATCAATTCAGCCTTCATGAACTGAACCTTTGTCTCGATCTGATTAAGGGCTTCAATAGCTGCTTCATGATCTTCGTTGATGTGAAGATATTTGACTTCTTTTGCCAATGCCGAGATTCGGTTAGATGAATTGACGATATATGTGCTTTTCATAATTCCTGCCTATCCCGGGAACCTTTCCCGATGTGGCAGACACTACGCCGATTCAGGCGTCAAGCAACCGGCTATCGGCGTGTCGTTGATAACGGTTTGATAACGATCTAGCCGTAAACCTTGCCTTCGACCATGAAGGAACCGTCACGCTCGATCGGCACGAATACCGGAGTCACCCGGTTCTTATGCTCATAGATCAGCCCGAAGCCCTGCTGCCAATTACCCGAACCGCCTTTGAGATACTTGGCGTCACGGAAGTTCATCAAATTCCCCACTTCAAGACCCCAGAGAATACCCCCTAAAACGCCCCCAGAAGCCATTGTAAGCCCTGAAATCCCTGCCCTATGGGTATGACCACAGACCACCGATTTTCCATGCCTTAGAGCCAATCCTAGGGCTGTTTGACCACCCTTCTGAGACACCTGTCCTTCGTCTCCGTGAAGGATAATCCAGTTCTTCGCGATGGGCATAGGGTCGCGCCAGAACTTGATCTTTAGGTCTTTGAGCCCGAGCCAGTTTTCGAACTGGAGTTCAGGCAGGGCAGCGAGAGCCGGGAGCCGGGTTTTAATCGAGTTATAGAGCCGGTCGGTGTGATTAGAGCGCACCATATCGGTCACTCGAAGATCGAAAAGAATCTCCTGAGTAATCCTGCGGTCGCGATCGAGTGTGCCAGCGAACTCCCCTGCCAAGCCACGTTCCCATCTGGAGAGTTGTGGGAGATCAATTTCATCGCCGACAGTTGCGACTCGGTCAGGCTTAAATCGTCTGATAAAGGCTGCGACGTTTCGGACGGCTTTTGGATCATGATAAGGGCATTGCAGATCGGAAATAATTACAGAGCGGATCATTAATCCTCGTAATCGTCGTCATCATCGTCCTCGAACTCGTCTGGACGACCAATGAACCAATCGGGCAGCCGTTGATCGCAGATCCATCCCTGAACCGTCGCTTCATCGAAGCCGGCACGTTCCATGGCTTCTGCTGCCTCATGTAGTTTGATCGCCCACTCGTCGAGAGGTGTGATGGGCTTAGTTCTCTTTGCGGCTCGTTCTTTTGCGCGTAGGCTTGCGAGTTTTTGCGCCTTTGTTTTTTTTCGAGCCATGAGAACCCCTTTCGGTGATAATGGTGGCATAAATGTCTGACTGTCTTTCGGTCAACACGCCGATTTCAGTTTCGAGTCGATCCATCCGTTGGAATAGTTGATTCCCGATCTCCTGAACAAATTGATGAACCGTCCATCGCAGAGCTGCTACAAACGCACCAAGAATCGCGATCAGACCAGCAATCAGTCCGACCCATTCGGCAACCCTCACTTCTTGTAAGGCTTCGCGTATCCAAAGAGTCCAGCAACGACCGCCCACAACACGGCGCGGTAGTCGAGGTCGAAGTTAGTTCCAGCCCATGCGCTGAGGAATGCGCCTACTGCGAGAGCGATGGGATGCTTGAGGTAGTCCACGGAATCTCCTTAAATAGCGAAGTAACTGCCATCCCGATCACCCTTGCGAGTGAAACTTATGTGAATGTGCTGATGGTGGCTATTGGCTCCGGTGTACGGACGCCATTTCCATCCTCGCACCTTAGAAGCAATTTTACCCTGATGGATGACGTAAGACAGTCTCTTGTCTCCGGCTTTTGCTGCTTCGACGATGGCTTCGGCAAGGTTCCACGATGCCTTCGAGTGACCTAACCCGGCATCGATGTCGATGGCTCTTACCACTCCGTTTCTTCGAGGTGAGTGATCAGACTTTTTAGAATGCTTAGAGTCAGCCACCCAACCATCGCTACGCCTATTCCTATTAGGAAAACGATCGTCAATCTGCTCACGGAGTTGTCGTCCGGCATGGCTAAGCCACGGTGACTTCTTCAACCCATTCACCCACTTCTTCATCCCAATACCAGAAATCCCCTTCTGGATGTGGCTTCGGTGCTTGCCAATCGTAATTATCATTTAATGTCCATGAAGGATATGGCTGTGGAGCAATGAATACATCCGCGACTGGATCATAAGTAAATCCAATGCCAGCGTATTGTTTTCTGATTTTGTTGTTGTAACTTGTTTTTATCCATGTTCCACCTAGGTTGTCGATGAGCCATTGATAGCCTTCATCGCCATTTGGATCGTTATTATCTCCAACAAGCACACGAATAACTTTGTTGTTTTCGTCTATTTCAGCCCAATGCGCCATGATTTCCTTTACTTCGCATACCTAATGACGAAAATTCCAGAACCACCTGCGAAACCTGCTCCCGCGGTTCCTCGACCACCAGCACCACCACCGGTGTTGATTGTTCCTGCGGTTCCGTTCGGCGAGCCTGTTGTGTAATTACCACCATCTCCACCGCCACCGTTGCCACCGGTTCCGATTGTGCCATTAATAACAGCACCGCCGCCGCCGCTGGCAAAATAATAATTTCCGCTTACTAATTC